GTTCCTCAAGGAGTATAATAAATGAATACCAAGACTTGCCAGAAGTGTGGCGCTATGTGGATTGACGGGCAACACTATTGGACTGGCACAAATAAACCAGGAAATGAACTTGATCTTGCTGGGTTAGTCTGCAATAAGTTGGGAGATGATACTTGTATCAATCCATGTAGAGGACAAGATGGTGGTATTACTTGGGAGAAAAGATTGACTGAACTGGAAGGAGACTTCCCTAAAGACTAAATATCAGTAGTGAACTGGTTTTGTTTTGGCAACTAACGATGTATACTTGGGGAACCCGAACCTAAAGAAGGCTGGAACCCCAATAAATTTTACAAAAAAGCAGATTGACGAGTGGATCAAGTGTAAGAATGATCCCGTCTATTTTGCTATGAATTATATCAAAATCATTTCTCTTGACGAGGGTTTAGTTCCCTTTGAGATGTATGATTTTCAGAGAAAAATTCTGGAAGACTTTCATGAAAACAGATTCAACATCGCAAAACTGCCAAGACAAACAGGTAAGTCTACCACGGTGGTTGCTTATCTATTATATTATGCAATCTTTTATGATAGTGTTAACATTGGTATTCTTGCAAACAAAGCATCTACTGCCAGGGAACTTCTAAGCAGGTTACAACTTGCTTATGAAAATTTGCCAAAGTGGATGCAGCATGGTGTATTGGTATGGAACAAAGGTAATGTGGAGTTAGAAAATGGATCAAAGATTTTGGCTGCTTCTACGTCTGCAAGTGCTGTCCGAGGTATGTCGTTCAACATCCTCTTCCTTGATGAATTTGCATTCGTTCCAAACCATGTTGCAGAGCAATTCTTTGCCTCTGTGTATCCTACTATTACTTCTGGTAAAAGCACGAAAGTAATTATCATCTCAACGCCTAATGGCATGAACCACTTCTATAAGATGTGGGAAGATGCAAGGCGAGGTAAGAATGGATATGTTACTAACGAAGTTCACTGGTCTCAAGTTCCTGGTAGAGATGCCAAGTGGAAAGAAGAAACAATCAAGAATACATCACCACGGCAGTTCGCACAGGAGTTTGAGTGCGACTTCTTGGGTTCAGCAGATACACTTATCAGTCCGTCTAAATTACAAAATATTCCTTTCGCAGACCCTATACAGAGCAATGCAGGACTTGACGTGTATGAGAGAGTGCAGAAAGATCACGAATATATTGTTACTGTTGATGTTGCCAGGGGAATTGGTGGCGACTACTCTGCTTTTATCGTGTTTGATATCACCACGATGCCGTATAAGATCGTTGCAAAGTACAGAAATAATGAGATTAAACCTGTACTGTTTCCCTCAGTAATTTTTCAAGTCTGTAAAGAATATAATAATCCATACGTTCTGGTAGAAGTCAATGATATCGGTGATAGTATTGCTGCAACTCTCAATTACGATCTTGAGTATCCTAACGTCCTTATGTGTGCTATGCGTGGCAGAGCGGGTCAGATTGTCGGACAAGGATTCTCAGGAAACAAAACACAACTAGGTGTGAAGATGAGCGTGACCGTCAAGAAGATTGGTTGCGCTAATCTCAAAGCAATTATTGAAGAAGACAAGCTAATTTTTAATGACTTCCAGATCTTTCAAGAACTTACCACATTTGTTCAGAAGAAACAAGCATGGGAAGCAGATGAAGGATATCATGATGACCTTGTGATGTGTATGGTTCTCTTTGCATGGTTGGTCATGCAAGAGTACTTCAAAGAGATGACTGACCAGGATGTTAGGAGAAGAATATATGAAGAACAACGTAATCAAATTGAGCAAGATATGGCTCCCTTTGGTTTTATTGACGATGGGTTGGGCGATGATACCTTCATTGATGCAGATGGAAACCTTTGGGAGTATGGAAATAAACAAGAAGAAGTAAGTTACATGTGGAACTACTGATGGATATTGGAGATCAATTTTCTTTAGAACATTTACTTTTTAGAGAACGTGTATGTAGAGTTTGTAGAAAAACAAAAGATCTTTTAGGAGAGTTTTATATTACTAGAAAAAATAAAAAAGGTCTTCCGTCAGCATATGCATACGAATGTAAAGAATGTACTGTTAAAAGAGTAATAGAATCAAGAAAAAAAAGAGATCCGTTTATTGATTGGTCTTATCCAGACTGGTAGTTCATGCATTGTTCACCACCTCTGAACCATCAAAAAATCTAAATAGATTTAGATAAATTTGATATCTAAGAGGTAAAAACATGGCAAGTCAAGTCTCGCCTGGTGTTGTTATTAGAGAACGTGACTTTTCCAATGCTGTAATCGTAGGAGCATCTGCAATTCGCGGTGCAATTGCTTCTTCATTCCGCACTGGACCCGTAGGCAAAATTGTAAATATCGGTTCTGAAAGAGAACTAATCGACACGTTCGGTACACCAGCTGAGGCAAATGCTGCTGACTGGTTGGTTGCTTCCGAATTCCTCCGCTATGGCGGACAACTAGCAGTAGTTCGTGCTGCAACTGGAGTAGAGAATGCTACTCTATCTGGCACAGGTGTTCTTATCAGTGATAAGGATGCTTTTGATTCTGGCGTAACTTCAGAGAAGTTTGCTGCTCGTTATGCTGGTGCTGATGGTAACAACCTTCGTGTTGTAGTTGTTGATCGTGGTGCTGATTGGGTTATTACAACTGGATCTGCTCATGGATTGTCTGCTGGTGGAACATATACAGATGACGCAGCAGTAACATATGAAGTATATGCTGCTCCTACTACAACAACTCTGCATGTTGTTGGAACAACTACTCCAACTCCTGCTGCTGGAGATACAGCAGTTGCTTGGGATTACAACTCGCAGGCAATCGCTTCCACTGGTCTAACATACAAGGCAATCGGTCCTCGTCCTAATACTTCAGTATTTGCTGCTGAGCGTTATCTTTCATACGACGAAGTACATGTTGCTGTTATTGACGAGAGCACAAATACAGTTGTTGAGAGACTAACATATCTTTCAAAACTAACTGATGCAAAAACACCAGAAGGTGCTTCTGCATACTGGAAAGATTATGTTAACGAGTATTCAGGTTATGTTTATGCTGGTGCTGCTCTCACTGATGTAACTACAGTTGGAGAAGATCCTGGTGCTGCTGCAGCATCTTATGGTGCTACTTCTGCTGCTCCTCTTGCTCTAGCAAGAATTCTACCTACTGCAGGTGGTGCTCTATCAGGAGGTGAAGATGATTACGCATATTCTGCTGGTGAAATTCAAACAGCATATGACGAGTTTCTAGACACTGAACAGACTAATGTTGACTTTGTTCTAATGGGTGGCGATGCTGCTAACGAGAACGATACAATTTCTAAGGCACAAGCAGTTGCTGCTATTGCTAATAGCAGAAAAGATTGTGTTGCATTTGTTTCGCCATGGACTGGTACTCAGGTTGCAACATCTGGTGGTAGTGCATTAACTCCAACACAACAACTTGCAAACACTATTGCTTTCATGGATAATATTGGATCTTCTTCCTATGTTGTTCTAGATAGCGGTGTCAAGTATACCTACGATCGCTTCAATGATAAGTATCGTTATGTTGGTTGTAACGGTGATGTTGCTGGTCTCTGTGTTTCCACTTCTTCAATTCTAGACGACTGGTTCTCACCTGCAGGTCTAAATCGTGGTGGTCTTCAGAATGTTGTTAAGTTAGCATTCAATCCTAATAAGGCACAGCGCGACGATCTATACACAGCAAGAATTAATCCTATTGTTTCTCTTCCTGGTTCTGGTCCTGTACTATTTGGAGACAAGACTGGTCTTGCTTCACCTAGTGCATTTGACAGAATCAACGTTCGTCGTTTGTTCTTGAATGTTGAGAAGAGAGCAAAATCCCTTGCAGAAGGTGTGTTGTTTGAACAAAACGATAGCATTACTCGTGGAGCATTTTCTGCCTCAATGAGTTCTTATCTCTCTGAGATTCAAGCACGTAGAGGTGTAACTGATTTCCTAGTTATTTGTGACGAGAGCAATAATACACCAGAAGTTATTGATAGAAATGAATTTGTTGCTGAACTCTACCTCAAGCCAACTCGCTCTATTAACTATGTAACAGTTACCGTAACTGCTACAAGAACTGGAGTTTCGTTCGCTGAAGTCATTGGTAGATAATATTTAGTTATAGAGAAAAAATCACGAGGTACTAACAAATGGCATTGTCAAACGTTTCTTCATTTTTACAAACTATTGGTCAGGGCGTCAAGCCCAATATGTTCTTGGTTGATGTAAGGTTTCCAGATTCTTTATCAAAGCAAGGCGAAGATTTAAATCTTACAAATATTCTTTGTAAGTCAGCAGCACTTCCAGGTTCTAACTTGGGTGTTATTGAAGTTCCTTTTAGAGGAAGAACAGTTAAGATCGCAGGTGATCGCACCTTTGATACTTGGTCTGCAACCTTCTTTAACGATAAGGATTTCAAACTTCGTTCTTTCTTTGAAGAGTGGGCAAATAACATCAACACCCATGAAGCAAATACTTCACCACTTTTCAGACCTAATAGTTCTTCAGGTTACATGGCTGATCTCACAGTAGATCAACTAGAAAAAGATGAAAGTCTTGAAGGATCTATCCTAAGAAGATACACTCTTAAGTATTGTTTCCCAACTAATGTTTCTCCAATTGATCTTGCATATGATAGCAATGATCAGATTGAAGAATTTACTGTTGAGTGGCAGTATTCCTACTTCACTGCTGAGGCAGGATCTAGAGATGGCGTATCTGGTATTGGTGTAGTCTGATAACTGATAAATAGTTGGAAGCACACAGTTGAATAGATAATCATGAGTCAGTTATTTGGCTTCCAAATTAATCGCAAGGAGGGACAGAAGGGTCAATCCCCTGTCCCTCCTAATGCTGATGACCCTATTGCAGTTGCTGCAGGTGGGTATTATGGAACATATGTAGATACGGATAATCAAGCTCGTAATGAGTTTGAGATGATCCGTCGTTATCGTGATATGGCAATTCACCCTGAAGTGGATAGTGCCGTTGACGAAGTTGTGAATGAGTTTATCGTAAGTGATGCTAACGATACTCCAGTAGAATTAAATTTAGATAATCTTGAAGTAGGTTCGGGCGTAAAAAATAAAATTCGTAATGAATTTGAACACATCAAAAAACTATTAAATTTTGACAATCGTGCTCATGAGATTGTTAGAACTTGGTATATAGATGGTAGACTATTTTACCACAAAGTTATAGATTTAGACAATCCAAAGAAAGGAATTACGGAACTTCGTTATATTGATCCAATGAAGATCAAGAAGGTTCGTCAAAAACTTGATAATACACCAAAAGATTCTCTAGAACGTGCAGCAATTAAAGGCACAGCGCTTGAGTATGAATATGGAACGTTTGTTGATTACTATCTTTACAATCCAAAAGGATTTTACAAAGGAGGTGTTCTGGGTCCAGTAGGTGATATGTCACTTTCACAAGGTGTGAAGATGGCAGTTGATTCAATTACATTCTGCCCATCTGGTCTCCAAGATCTTAACAAAAGAATGACTCTTGGATATTTGCATAAAGCAATTAAATCACTTAATCAATTAAGAATGATTGAAGATAGTCTTGTTATCTACAGATTATCACGTGCACCAGAACGTAGAATTTTCTACATTGATGTTGGTAATCTACCTAAGGTAAAAGCAGAACAATACTTGCGTGATGTCATGTCGCGCTACAGAAATAAACTTGTTTATGACGCACAAACAGGAGAGATGCGTGATGATAAAAAGCATATGTCAATGCTTGAGGATTTCTGGCTTCCTCGTCGTGAAGGTGGTAGAGGAACTGAAATCACTACACTCCCAGGCGGTCAGAATCTTGGTGAACTCAAGGATGTTGAGTATTTCAAAAAGAAACTTTACAACTCCCTCAATCTCCCCCCTTCCCGCCTTACGGATGACAACAAAGGGTTTAATCTTGGTAAGACCACAGAGGTTCTCAGGGATGAACTCAAGTTT